GGCAAGTGAAAGCGGGACCGTCCCACGAGGCGTGACACGGTGATATTCTGCCTGCCGTAGCGCGGCCTAACAAGGCCGGAGCGTTTTGTGGGGTTCAAGTGGCAGGCCCCGCCGCCTCGCAACAGTTCGACGGCGTTTGAGCGCCGACCAGCAAGCTTGGTCCTGTTCGTAGCTGGTCGAGACAAGAACAGGCTAAGCGGTTGGCGGTCACCGTTGCCACAAACCCAACCCGCCGCCTCGCATCCGATAATTCACCAATCCAAGGTTGCATTTCGTTGTTGGTCACTGTCAAAAGTGCCCTGCATCACCGGGTTTATACAACCTCAAGGTTGAAATCGCCTAACCCAAGAGGCTCCCATGGCTAAGCGAGAGTATGTCCGGGTGCATCGTCTCGGTGACATAGACGAGAACGTTGACGGGGAGAACTATCTGGCCCGCACGGTCTACGAGGATCGCGAGTTGATCGACATCGGCATCGTGGACGCCAATGGCGAGAAGATCATGGCTCGGCAAAAGATGGACGCTATTGGTTTTGTCCGGTGGCACCATGGCTAAGCCAGAAGCCGCAGCAATCGAATTTCATCCGTCCCGCCTTTTCAAGGTGAAGCGGCAGTAGCCTTGCATAGCGATCCATGAGCGGTCCGGGACGGGCTGCGAAAGCGGTTTGGCATGGGGCCAATGGATCGCGAGCCGCAATATTCTCGGCAACAATCCGAAAGGAATTGCCATGGCACGAGGTGTACGCCTCAACCCTGCTCACGATGAGCGCACTCGAGCAAAAATCCAGACCAGTCAGATCATCAACCGTTTGGAGAAGTTGGTGAAAGGCGAGATCGACATGTCGCCGCAGCAGGTCAATGCCGCAAATATTCTGCTGCGCAAGACATTGCCCGACCTTTCCGCGGTGACCATGGATGCGACAGTGGCGATTTCCCATGAGGACGCGCTAGGTGAGCTTGAATGATCGTGAGCGCGCGATCCGCCAGCGTCTCAAGAGCGACTTTTCGCACTATGCCGAGAAATGCCTGCGCATCCGCGCCAAAGATGGCACGATAGCGCCGCTCAGCCTGAATGAGGCACAAATCTACCTGCACTCGCGCCTTGAAGCGCAGAAAGCAGAAACCGGAAAGGTTCGCGCCCTTGTCCTTAAGGGGCGGCAGCAGGGCATATCAACCTATGTCGGCGGGCGTTTCTATCACCGCGTCACACATAATCGCGGCCTCCGTTGCTTTATCCTTACTCATGAACAGGACGCCACGAACAACTTGTTCGGGATGGTGGATCGCTATCACCAGCATTGCCCCGCGCTTGTGAAGCCATCGACCGGTGCTGCAAACGCCAAGGAGTTGTACTTCGACCGGCTCGAAAGCGGCTATGCGGTTGGTACTGCGGGGGCGAAGGCAACAGGCCGATCACAGACGGTGCAACTGTTCCACGGCTCGGAGGTCGCGTTTTGGCCGAATGCGCCGACGCATTTCGCTGGTGTTGTGCAAGCTATCCCGGATTTGCCTGGCACGGAGATCATTCTGGAGAGCACCGCAAACGGCATGGGCGGTGAGTTTCATGAGCGCTGGCAACAGGCAGAGCAGGGGGTAGGCGACTATCAGGCCATCTTCATCCCGTGGTTCTGGCAGCCGGAATATCGACGCGCCGCACCGGCTGGCTTTGAGATGGACGAGGAAGAAAACGCCTACATGGATGCGCATCGTCTCGACATTGAGCAAATCGTCTGGCGGCGAAACAAGATTGCCGAACTGAAAGACCCGATGCTGTTCAAGCAGGAATATCCGGCAACAGCGGCCGAGGCTTTCCAAATGACGGGCCATGATAGCTTTATCCCGGCCGAGCGGGTGTTGAAAGCCCGCAAGGCTGAGGTCGAAGCATCGGGACCGTTGGTCATTGGATATGATCCGGCGTGGAAGGGGGCAGACAGACATTCCATGGCATTCCGGCGCGGTCGGAAAGTCGAGAAGGTCGAGAGCCGACACAAGCTCGACACGATGGCTGGGGCGGGCTGGGCCAAGCAGGTTATCGACGCCGAGAAGCCGGCGCGCATGTTCATCGACGTGGGCGGCGTTGGTGCTGGCGTTTATGACCGGCTGGTTGAGATGGGATACGGCGAGATTGTCCGGGCCATCAACTTCGGCTCAGCACCGCTGGAGCCTCAACCGCTCGATGAGATGGGTAGGCCGAAAGGCGGGTATGCCAATCGGCGCGCCGAAATGTGGGGCAAGTCCAAAGACTGGCTCGATGAGCCGGGTGGCGTGAGCATCCCGGACTCTGACGCTCTACAGGTCGATGCCTGCGCTCCGGGCTACAAATACGACAGCCTAAGCCGCGTGGTGCTCGAAAGCAAAGACGATATTCGCAAACGCGGCCTGCGCTCCCCTGACGAATGGGACGCGGTTGCCCTGACCTTTGCCGAGCCGGTGCATGAAGCGCGGCCAAGGCCAAAGCCGGTCGCGTACGGCGCAGGAAGCTGGATGGGTTGATGGAAAAGGATGGGTTGATGGAGAAACCTGCACAGGTTGGCGTGGATATTAAGCTTCCCGATGACTTTTCTCAGGAGGAATTGGTCCGAAACATTATCACGGCCGTTGGGGTCGTTTACGAGAACGCAGCCGCTGCCTTTAACGGTCGCCGTCGATTCCTGCAAAAGATCGACTTTCGGGATGGATCGGTGAGCCTGACGCTCAGTCCATCTATGTCCATTCGCGAGATACGCAAGGCCATTCGCGAGACAATGGCGGGCATTGATGCCTGACGATCTCCTGAAAGAGGCCAAGGACGCGTTTGCCGCGTCCGCCGATGCATCGGACGAAAACCGGCAGACGGCGCTCGACGACGTTCGCTTTGCCCGTTTGAGCGAGCAATGGCTCGAAGCTGACGTTAGCGCGCGTCAACGTAATCGGCGTCCGTGCCTGACGATCAACAAGCTGCCTGCCTTCATCCGCCAGGTTGTGAATGACGCGCGCCAGAACAAGCCATCGATCAAGGTGCACCCTGCCGACAGCGGGGCTGATCCTGAGACGGCCGAGGTCATCAATGGCCTGATCCGCAATATCGAATATGCATCCTCGGCTGACGTGGCCTATGACACTGGCGTGGAATGCGCCGTCACCTGTGGTTTTGGATACTGGCGTGTCGGGCTGGACTATGCCTTTGACGACAGCTTCGACATGGACCTCAAGATCAAGCGGGTGCTCAACCCGTTCTCGGTCTACGGCGACCCTCATTCGACCGAGGCGGATTCGTCGGACTGGGACAGCGCCTTTGTCGTTGACCGCCTGACCAAGGCCGATTTCGAGGCCCAATACGGCGACAAGGCAAAGGTCGATTGGGACGATACCTCATGGTCGAGTGCCGGAGAGCCGTGGCGCACCGAAAACGAGGTAATGGTCGCAGAATGGTGGAAGCGGGAGGAAAAGGACCGGAAAATCCTTCTCTTTGCCGATATCCGCGACGGCTCCATGCATGTCTACGGCGAGGACCAGATTGCCGAGGATGAGGATTTCCAGAGGGTCCAGCAGTTCCTTGAGTTCCGCCAGGAGCGCATGACCAAAACGCACCAGGTCACGCAGCACATCATGACCGGTGCGGAAATTCTCAAGTCGGAACCGTGGGCGGGCCGGTATATTCCGATTGTCCCTGTCTACGGCGATGAGTTCGACATTCAGGGCAAGCGGTATTTCCGTTCGCTGATCCACAACGCCAAGGATGCGCAGCGGTCGTTCAACTATTGGAGGACTGCGGGAGTGGAACTCGTTGCGCTTGCGCCGCGTGTTCCGTTCATCGGGCCGAAAGGCACGTTCGACAGCGACATAGAACGATGGATGACTGCCAACACGCGTAATCATTCGTACCTGGAGTACGACCCTGTTGCCGGCCAGCCTCCCCCGCAGCGTCAGCCGATGGACACTGGCGTGGCTGCCGGGGCCTTGCAGGAAGCCCTCAACGCTTCCGACGACATCAAGGCCATTGTCGGCATGTACGATGCCTCTCTCGGGGCGCGGTCGAACGAAACCAGCGGCAAGGCCATCATGGCCCGTCAGCGCGAGGGCGACGTTTCGACGTTCCATTTTGTCGACAACATGGCTCGCGCAATCCGTCATACAGGCCGCATCCTGATCGACATGATCCCGCACGTCTACAGCGCGGAGCGGATCGTCCGGGTGATCGGCGAGGATGGGTCGCAGGAGGCCAAGCAGGTCAACAAACCCTATCAGGTACGCGATCCCAAGACCGGCCAGCCCATGCAGCAGCCGGTCATGGGGCTGGACGGCCAGCCAGTGCAGGACGATGCAGGCAATCCTCTCCTTGAGCCGATCATGGCTCTGCACGACTTGACGGCCGGCAAATACGATCTGACCGTCTCTACCGGCCCCAGCTACACGACGCAGCGCGAGGAAGCGGCGGCGCAGATGACGGAGATGATCCGTGCCTTTCCGCAGGCCGCTCCGATTGTCGGGCCGGAACTGGCAAAGAACCTCGATTGGCCCGGTGCCGACGAAATTGCCGAGAAGATGGAGCAGATCGCATCCGGCCAAGTGCCTCCCGGGGTCCAGAAGCAGATTGAGGAAGGCAAGCAGAAGCTGCAACAGCAGGCCGAGGAAATCCAGAACCTCAAGAGCGATCAGCAGGCCAGCGCAGCCAAGTTGCAGGCCGATCAGCGGCAGGCCGCCGCCAAGATCGAGGCGGACAAGCAGATCGCGGTCATGAAAATTCAGGCCGAGATGGAAATCGAGCGCATCAAGATCGACGCTCAGAAGGAAATCGAAGCCTACAAGGCGCAACTGAATGCCGCAGCCCTCGCATCGCGGCCCGCGCCGGCACCCAAGCCCAACGGAATGAGGGAATAGCAATGGCCAATCCCGTCGAAGATCGAGGCGCAGCGCAGCTTCGCGCCGTCACGCCGTCTGACACGCTCGACCTGCCCGCCGGCACCTGCCGGGCCTTGTGGGTAGGCGGTGACGGTGATGTTGCCGTCATTGCCGACCGAGACTCCAGCGCCGTGACGATCAAAGGCGCGCTGGCTGGGACTATCCTTCCGGTCCGTACCCGGCGCGTCATGAGCACCAACACCACGGCCACCAACATCGTGGCTCTCTATTAGCAGCATCGCTGCAATCGGACGCGCCACGTAACGGCGCAAACAGCACCAATCTCGAAAGGAAGTGCGCACATGGACGGCGAACAGGAAACCATTGCCGAAATCGAACAGGAAACCCCTGCAAACGATCCGGAAGTGGAAGCTGAGCAGCCAGTAAACCTCGATGACGCCGGCAACGAGCCGGAAGTCGAGGAAGAACCTCAACCCGAAGAAGAAGAATTCGAGGAATTCGACTGGAACGGGAAGAAGGTAAAGGGGCCGAAAGGCCTCAAGGACGGCCTCATGATGCAGGCCGATTACACGAAGAAAACGCAAGAGGTTGCGGCCACTCGCAAGGAACTGGAGCAGCGCGCCGAGCGCCTGAACCAGCAATTCGCGGCAAGTGACGAATATCTCGATGCACGAGCGGACCTTCGCACGATCACGAAGGAGTTGGAGCGCTTCAAGGAGTTCGATTGGTCAGCGTACCAGCAGGCTCGCTTGAGCGACCCCTTGGCGGCGGATGAGGCGTGGAACTACGCCCAGCATCTGCGCGGCCAGAAAGCCAACCTGGAGGCTGCCATCCAGGACCACGAAGGAAAGCGTACTGCCGAGGCGCAGCAAGAAATTGCCAAGCGCATGCAGGAAACGTCCGACTACGTGAAAGCCAATCTCAAGGGCTGGACGCCTGAAACCGACAAGCAGGTGATCGACTTTGCGCTCTCCAAGGGTGTGACCAGAGAGCAGATGCAGAGCCTGATGAATCCGCTGATGTACGAGATGATCTATCTCGCCCGGATCGGCCAACAGACCCTTTCCAAGCCAGCCCCCGCAGCCAAGCAGACGGCGAAACCGGCACCCTTGCAGGTTGTCGGCGGTCGCTCGACGCCGGCCGCCCGCAAGTCCCTCGGTGAAATGTCGATGGAAGAATACGCGGCGGCACGAAAGGCGGGCAGGGGCAACTAACCCCAACCACAGATTGAACGTCGGATGACGTCCAGTCCCAGCGCGGCTGCGGCCGCCCGATGGAGCCTATCATGGCAAACACTACCCTGACTGCGGACATCATCGCCAAGGAAGCGGTGATGATCCTCGACAACGAACTCGTCATGGCCAAGAAGGTATTTCGCGGCTA